GTTTCTCCATTGATAAACTTATCCATGTTATCATAAACAATATCATTAGGAGTAGACTTCTTATATTGAGCACTATTCACATCTAACACTTTTGCTACATAGAATAGTTTATTTGTATTCTTATCAAATAACTTCTGAAGTTCTGCAAGAGCTTTATTTCTAAGTTTCTTAACTTCTGTTTTAACAGATGCAGTTTCTTCCAGCTTATCTAAATAAAACTTTGAAGGAACATTTCTACCACGTGCTTCTTCTAAAGACTTAGATATCATTGAAAACCCACCAGCTTCAATTGCATAAAGCTTAATAAGATCATATGGATCTTTTTCAGGCTCTAAATATACAGCTTCATTTCCCACTCTTATTTTGATCTTATCCCAAAGCTCCGAATTATTTGGTCTAAGAAGTGTTATTTTATTCCAAAAATCTTTATCGTCTGGTTCAACAACATTAGCAGCTAAAGCTTTTTCTAAAAAAGAAACCACTCTACGTATTTCATTTATTTTAGCTTCTTGTTCTTCCAATGGAAGATTCTTAACTTCTGGAGCAAATTCATTTAATCCTGTTACATAACGTTTAATTCCATTAATTTCTAAACAAGCTAGTTGTTCTTCATGGAAAGCTCCTTCAAATAAACTTAATCCGTATTTCTGTAATCCCATATTATCCACACCTGAATCAAAAAATGGACGGATTGCAATTGTTGAACGTTTGTTCTGTGGGTATGACTCCACAATAGTTACACTACTCATGTTGGTTTTTTTTGGTTTTTATGTAAAATTATATACTACTCATCGGAATATTTCCGATATATCATTCTTAATCTATCAATTTTGAAATCCAACTTTGCTTAGGTTGGTCTTCTATATTCTTTTCTCCACGAGCCTCAGCTTTAATAAGTTCAGCATCTGTAAACATAAGACACTTCACTTTACCACATTCTGTCTTTACAAGAACAGCTTTATAATTATCATTTTCATTAGAAAAGGATTTTTGTTTTGTGTTCTTAACTGTAAGTAATTTACCTAAACGTGTTAACATATTAATCAATTTTTACGATTTCATAATAAAAATAAAGATCATCCCAATCTGAAGTGGCATCTATATCTTTAATTTTAATATTAAAAACATCAGATGCAGTTCCTATACCCATAATAACAGGAATTGCACTACCTGTAGTATATGCTGTAAGTTGTATATAGAACTTCTCTTTATCTGGAGTGATTTCTGGATTTTGCAAAGATATAAAAAATGTATCAGCTGTAGCATCATAGTTAATTACATCTACAATACCTCTTTTAGAAGAAATTTTAATAACAGCAGTTGTACCTGTTCCTAAATCAGCTTCATAATATTTAATATCCATTATATCTCTAGACAATCTATTAACATGAGCTATTCTAGCTAATGCTCCTTCTGATTCATAATAAGCTTGTTCCATAGCCCTATCGGGGGAACCTGGTTTCATTATAAGTCTTTTAAGAGATATCATTATTTATTTTATTAGAACCTGTTGAGGGCTGCAAGTCCTCCTGAGAAATTCTCAGATATGCGTATAACAGATAGGGGTTAGCAACTTTTTTTACCTTTCATCATTCCACCCATTTTCATTACGGCAGTAGATTTGGTAGTAGCTTTTGGGTTCATTCCAACTTTAACACCTTTTGTAGAAGCCATAGGACGACCACTTTTAGGAGCTTTAGCTTTTGGAGTTTTAGGATTTCCGGCCATTGTATTTAAATTTAATTTGTTATTAAAAATATAAAAAGACCCAGGTGCAGATCTTACGGTATGCACCTGAGTACTGTTTTAATATTAGAATGATCCACCAGTGATTGGGTTTCTCATAACAATCTTCAATACTTTCGTAGGATCTTTCACCCAGATAGCAGGCATTGTTTGAGTCATGAACACACGGTATCCGTTGAAGTTTCCAGAAGACTGGAAGCCTTGTGTACGTCCCATGTAATCCATAGTACCATTTTGATAGAACCATTTCAATTGATTATCCCAAGATAATTTCAACAAATAAATGTTGTCATTTGTGTTATCTGTGATATCAAAGATAATGAAATTGTATGAAGATAATGGGAAACCATCAATGATTGGATTCTCAATATCATTTGTGTGAACGTTATCAAAAGCTGGGTTTAACACAAACTGAACATTAGCCAAGAATGGAATAATGTATTGAGTGTATGCATAACCAAAGTTTAAGTCCATTCCTTTACCAGTGATAGCTCCAATCTCATGAGCATTAATGATCAAACCAGAGTTAACTGCTTCTTTCTTAATTGCTTCATTTACCATTTTCATACCACCCATACCTGTTTGTACAACAAGCTTACGCTTAGGATCAGGACCTTGGAATTCAACCTTACCATTGAAGAAGTTGAAGATTTCAGATTTAAACAAGTCTAAGTTGAAAGAAGCTTTGTTATAGATTCTCTTGTAAGAGTTATCTAATTGCTTCCAAAGACCCACTGATAAACGAATATCATCTGGACCATCTTGTTTAACCTTACCACCTTGACCCCACATTAAGTAAGTCTCAATATCATTTGCTATTTTAGTCAAATGAGCAGCTTCTAATGTAGTTAAGAATGAACGAGTTAATTGACCTGATTGATAAGCAGCTTTGATTTTGTCCTTACCCATTTGCTCTAAGCTAGTGATAGAAGGATCAACACTCTTATCAAAGTTTCTCCATAATTCTACTACTGGAACTGTACCATCAGCTTTCATACCACCTTTCAACATCAAGTCAGCACGACTAGAAATTGAATAATGTACGTGAGCTTCAGCACCACCTACGTAATTGTAGAATTCACGGAAACCAGCAGACACTGAACCAAGATCAGAGAATCTCTCTCCGTACTCTCCACGTGCAGAACCTTTACGGAAGATCTTAGTACCAATAGTTAAATACTTATTATCTAAGTATTTGTTATTGTCATTGTTTACTAATTGTACAGTGTAGATGAAGCTATCTCCTGTAGGGATGATATCATCTGCAGTGATGTACATTTCCACACCATTGTACTTGTCATAAGTGATAATATCACCATGTCCAAATGTACGTTTGTTCAACTTGATTTTGAAGGTCTGACCATCAATACCTTTTGTTGAATTACCTGATTCAATATCTTCTACTATATAAGGAAGATCTTGGGCCACGGGAATTTGCCATTTGTATTCACCACGTGCATTATCTACCATGATAACGTTCTTACCACCAAAACTTGACATTTGGTACAAAGGCATTTCTACCTTTTGAGCCATTGCCCACAAATCAACTGGACCTAAGTCAGTTGGTTCTGCAGATTTTAATAAGTTTGATAAATGATAAGAGTCAACATGAGAGCTAGTGTGATACTGATTATCACGTAGGAATATCCCATTGTTTAAAACTGGAGTTGCCATAGGGCTTTTGAAATTTAAGGGTTAATAATAAATTATCTTTTAAAAATATTTTGTGGTCTAGAAATTTTTCTAGGTTTGTTATCTTCTTCTTCTTGATATGTAGAAACATTCTTTCTACTTTGTTCTGTCTTTAACTGTCTTACAGTTTGTTCTACAGCTGCATTCTTACCTTGACGAGCAAGATTGTTTCTGTATTCTTCCGGATTTGAAAGTAACCAAAGAGCTTCAGCAATCAAAGGATAGTTAGGTTCCACAAACTGATACTTCTCTAAAAGATGTCCCAACAAATTAGTTGGTCTTCCTGATATAGAAGGATATTGTGGTTGAACAAGTCCTGTATATAATTGAGCTTGTGTTTTTTTATCTAACTTCAACCCATTAATTTCTGCTGGTCTTAAAGCTTCAAATACATTTTGAGTGTATGCTTGAGCAGCTTGTTCTTGTTGAGCTTTTTTCTGTTCTTGTTCAGCTACATGATATTGGACAATCTCTTCCTGCATTTGATCAAGCTTTGGCTTAAACTGCTTAGCTTTCTTTTCTAATACACCAAGATCTTTCCAAGTGGTAACTTCTTCTTCAATCTCATCAGCATCACCAAAATTAGTAGCTTGTAAATAACTTCTTACAATATGTTCTTGGTCATAATCATCTGTAGGATCAAGTTCTCTCACTTGTTCTACAGCAGATAGAGCTGAAAAAAGACCTTTAAGATCTTGTCCACCATCCATTACATACTTTGCAGCATATTGTAATTCTTCCGGTAAAGACTCAAAGAACTGTGCTGGAGTTTGGTTAGCAACTTCTTGTTTCAAATTAGAAACGTTTGCTTGCCAAAGCTCCTCTATATCTTTTTCTCCAAGATTATTTAAATAATCATCAAGAGATTGTTTCTTTTCATCATAGTCATCAAATGCAAACATTTCATTTGACTCTATTCTTTTCTTTAAAAATTCTACTAAACCAGACTTTTCTGTTTTAGGTCTTCCTACAGCTTTCTTAGTTGGCTCTTCACCATTTTCATCAGCTAACAAATCTTTATCAAGATCTGTAAGAACTTCTATTGTTTCACGTGAAACTTCTTTTTCTTCTTCTGTAACCTTTGGTTCATCTAAAAAAGCAAGATCACTTTTATTAGATGGAGAGAAAAAGTTTGGTTTAGATTCTTCTTTAGTAGGAGCATTAGTTGGTGTAACTATACTCTCAGCTCCAGGAGCACCTAACCAGCTATCAATGTCAAGATCTACTTCTTGTACAGATGTCTGTACGTTTTGATTATCAGTCATATGTGTTGGTTTTTATTTATTAGTTCTACATTTATAATATACAACTTAAACTCTAAAAATTTATATTCTTTTATCTAAGCTATGGATTATAGGGCTATAATTATTTTTATTTTTTATCTTTAGATGATTTAACATCATATTTGTTCTTATTTTCCCTAGCAATCTGAAGTTGTTTATCTGCAATCTCTTTCTGAACTTGTAATCTTTCACGTTCAACTCCTATCTTCTGAGCACCTTGATTGTTCTTATTCACTTCTTGATCTCTCTTAAAGTTCATAGTGTCTTGATAGTTAGTTTGCTTTTGAATATTAGCCATAGCATCTTGGTAATCAGATTGTTGATTTTGGTTAATATCAACAGCTGCACCAAATCCAGCACTTCTAATTTGAGCTTCTGTAAGTCTAGCAGCTCTATCTTTTTCAGCTTCTTGAGCTTTAAACTGTTGAGCCATCTGCATCTGTTCTTGTTGAGATTTAAGTTGTTGTTCTTGCATTTGCTGTTGTTGTTGCATTTCAGCATCTTTTTGAGCTTTAACTTTTTCTTCAGCTCCTTTAAGAACACCTGTTAATTCTGCTATACTTTCAGCTTTAATAACATTACCAAGATCATATATACTAGCACCAGTGGTATTATTGTTAAGAGCCAACTGTTTAAGTTGTTCCATAATAGCACGTGAGTTAGTCTTAGTGGTACAGAATATATTAAGATCTCTCATAAGAAGATCAGTGCCATTTATTTGGAAATTCATTTTTTCATCAGCAGATGTAATATAACTAAGTCTTACACTAGGTTTTTTAGAATGATAATACTGAGCTAAGTCAGTTCTCATCTGATGTACTCTAGGCATTAAATTATCACTATGCTGTATAAAGTATTGTTCTGTTTGTGCATAAGAAGCATTGGTAGCTTGTTCAACTGCAGTGGCTGTTTGTTGTTGAGCTATCTGAGCACCCATACGTTGAGGGTTAAGACCAATTGTTTCAAATGCTTGGTTCTTAAAATAAGTTCCCAACTGTATCCTAGACATCAAACGTTGTGTCTGTTCTAGATTCAGTACTTGATAGTGTTGGAAGTTAAGAGCATTCTCAGTGTTAGTGATACTGGTATCCAATGGTAACATCTGGAAGTTCTTCATAGCAACATATGCTTTAGCTAAATTATTTTTACCCCAGTCTTCTCCCAATGAGTGACGTGGTAAAGCATTTTGGTCAAGCATAATAACAGTACCAAGCTCATCCACTAATATATCTGCTATCTGATTATTTACAATGTTATAACCAATTTGATATGGTTTCATAAGATCAACTAAACTCACTGATCGTGTATTACGATCACCAAATACAGCTCCCTCTACAGGAAGTTTACAACCATATATAGTTTGATCTCCTTTAAATTGAAAAGGCAACTTACCAGGTTTACCACCATGAAGTCCTAAATATATAGGATTTATACCTCCTGGGTTATTCATACCCCAGAACGTAGGTCTATTAGGACCAATTTTAATTCCACCCCACACTTCATTAATCCATATCCAATCTATATGATCACCAAAAATTAAATTGTCTTTAGTTTTTTGTTTATAAACTGAAGTGTCATATTCAGGTTTATCTACTACTTTATAATCTTCAGAAATAACATCTTGAGAAAGTTCACCATCAGCAGTTATTCTTGTAAGGTGCCCCACTTTTCTTTGACTCTTCCAATAGATTGTTGATACACGAAGCATATAACTTTTACCAAAATCTTGAAGATCTTCTGAATCAGATAGAATCCATTGTACAATATCACCAGTTCCAAGCTTACTATCATAAAGAGAAGTAAACTGCCTGTAAGCCAATGAAGGCATTTGGGTGTTCCATTCATGAGATCTTGTAGGGTCATAGTATGTTCCATCATTTTGGTAGCCTTGAACAGCATATCCTGCTGATCTCACTGGGTAAATAACTTCTAATGCCTCTAATTGTTCTTGTGTCATCATCCATCCAAACTTATCAATACAATCTGACACTGACATCATATCTGTTTTTCCTATCCAGTTACCATCCGATACATAACGTACATCAGGAGATTTATGATAGAAAGTAAGTAAGGGATTCCATAGTTCCACTTCATAATCATCCTCACCCATTTTAAAATGCCAGAACTCTCTATCTGTAATAAGCATATCTCTAAATGCTCTTTCTTCAAGTTCTTGCATTCTAAATCTCTCTTCATCCACTTTCATTTGATGAGATGCCCATTCTTCAATTACAGATCTATAGTCTTTTTTAAAAAATGATTCTATTTCAGGAAGTGTTCTAAGCTTTTCAGAAGACATCATTTGTTGAGCTTCTTCAGATTCAGGATCCATTCCTTGAGAAATCATCTTCATCATCTGTTTTTGCTGAGCTTGTTGTAATAAAACATCTTCTAACATTTGACGTTTTTGTTCTAACATTTCATTATATGAAGTGTCATCTGTAGCTCTAAACATTATTCTAGAACTACGTTTAGAAAACTCATTAGCAAGAACATTAATTACATTTGGAATAATAGGATAGAACTTAAGCTCAAATGCTGATACATCTTCTTGAGTGAGTACATCTATAAGATCAGCCATCTCATTATCTTCCTCCACTATATAATCCTGCTTATCTATGATGCCTTTAGCTAACTTATAGTTTTTACTTAAACGTCTAGCATTACGTCTAAGCTGACGCATACCTTGCCACTCTAACCAGTCTAGGTTCCAAGCTCTCCATTCATCATCTTTTTCTTTGTCAGATAAAAACTGAATAGGCTGGGTGAGAGTACCCATTTTATTATACTCAGCTTTTTTACCGTGTTTGAGGTCTAGTGCGTTATATATTTGCATGATTAGGTTGTTAAAATAGAATCATCTATAATAATGTAAGTGGTATTAACAGCTGCTGTTGCATTAGTAATTATAAAACTACCTGCTTTTACATCAGATATAGTTTGATTGTTTGTCATCTTATATTTTTAAAGGCATTCCTACTAGGAGCCATGTTCATTTTACTACTGCTAGAACCACCCATGTGTCTGAATGGACTCCAATTTAATTTACTAAATTTTTGGGACGTGTCCAAATTCGTTTTAGTAATCTCTATACGTTTAGTCAAGCCCCTATTAGATTGTTGCACTTTAGCAAATGCTACTAAAGCACAAAATGCTACAAGTCTATCCACGTTAAGTCCATCTCTATAAGCTGACATTTCTCTAAGAAGCATAGGATCTGGTATTCTCTCCACCCCATATATAGTCTTTACTATAGTACCATCCGGTAGGGTTTCATGATCAAGCTCTTCTTGTAGAAACTCAATACCATATGATAGAATAGTTCCTTTAAATAATGTACCCACGTTCTTCCATCCATATTCTTGGAATACATTTCTATTAGCACCTATGTCCTTTAAGAATAATATCATGTCTTTTGGTACAAGATATCTTTGTCTTTTTCTAGAAATCATGTATTGTATAAACAAAGCCACGTTATTCTCCACTATAGTCCAGGCATTATACCATTCTATAAGTAGTTCTAAACGTTCATGAGTTTTCTTAAGATCATCAAACCTACCACACCATGAAGCTACTATCCCATCTCTTTCTATAGTGTTCTTCACTTGTCCATCCCCTTCATCTACAATTACTTCCACTGGATTTTTATAAACATATATAGAACATAAGGAATCTGATGTAGTTGTCTTACCTTCTGATACAGGATCTATGGATGCATAATAATTACCAAACACAGGATCTTTACACGGTCTTTCATATATACATATCACTCCTTCCTTATCTTCTGTCTTTTTAGATATAGGAAATTCTGTTATAGGAAGTTTATTAGATGCTTTAGCTACTATCTTACCTTCATCATTTCTAGAAAGATCTATATATTCCACTGAATATTCTTTATCAGCTATCCTTTGTAACTGCTTGGAAACCAAGTGAGTAGGGAAAACTGAAGCCTTTCTTGTAGCAAAAGCTTCTTCTATAGATCGTGGTTGCTGAGATATTGTAAGCTGGTAAGCAGCAGGATCAAGATCCTTTTTCATTTTCTCAAACTCAATATCAAGAGCTGCCAAAGCTTCTTCCACTTTGGAGTTACCATAAGCGTCTATATATGGAGGCATGCTCCACTGCTCAGGTATAAATAATCCAGTGATTCCAACAGTACCATCCTTATCTATAAGATTAGAAGGAACACCATAAAATCCATTTTCTTCTGGATGTAGTATATAATTCTTAAGAGGTTCACACTGATCAAGATCACCCACAGATCCTGCAGCTATAAACTGTCCTGTAATGATATGACCTGATTTAAGGGCTGGTTTCATGAAGCCATATGTATCATCCATCTTGGGAGCAATACCACCCTCTTCATGAAAGAAATAAGTTACAGGACCACCGACACCATTTGTAGGATCTTTCTCAAAAGAATAAGAGTTGATTGTAGATTTTAAACCTCTATATGTATCACGGTTATTAATCCTCACTTTAATCTGCTGCTGCCAAGCTCCCACCTTATCCGGTTCTGATGGTCTATACCAAGCAGTGTGTTCATTTAAAAAGTTCTTATATTCATTAAGAAACTTCCAAGATCCTTTCTCATTAATGTAATCTTTAAGACTAGCACCTATTTTTAATACAGCACCTTGCTCAAACCAATACTGGTTGATAAGCTTTCCCATGTGAAAATATGAGGATGCTATCTGACGTTTTTTTAAGATAACCACATGTTTATAATGCAGTTCTGCTAATATCTCATATAAAGCCATGTGATATTGTGCATCTCTCACCTTAGCAAAGTCAAATCT